AATTTATCTTTTGCTTTTTCTAAATCATCTGCAATTTCAACAACTGTGTCTGCAGGGTTAACTGCGTCTGACAAGATGCTCTTAATCTCTTCTACTACTTCTTGAATTTCTAAACTTTTTTTCATATTTTTCTCCCTATTTACTATTTTACGGGACCAGGAAAACCCTGCGTCTCCGCCCCATGCCAACCACATAATTTTACCATTAGATGGGTTCTCGGCATTATTGAAGTCCTTGCCCTTTTTATCCACTTCATGACGTGAGAAGAATGAGTACATTCTTTTAACTGTAGATAAACTTAAAGTCTCGCCTCTTGCCAATTGCCCTGCACGGGTCCATCCTACAATTGTTCCCGCTCCCTTAGCCTTGCCCTGCTCTTTTAACTTGATAGCACGACGGGCTGCAGATTGCATTCCAGATGTCGGCTTATATCCCTCTTTTGCCATTATTTTTCCTTTACGCTAACTACTTTAACATTTTTTATTTCATCGTCTACACCAAAGATATCGCTAGAATAATCTAATGCATCGTCTTCATTAAAAGCTTCTATTTCTACCTCTACTTCTAGTTTAACTTTATATACATTCATTTACTTAGATGCGGATTTTGGTGCTGCATCCCAATCTGGACGAGCTACTGACATGACTAAACTATATGCTCTTTTTTTAAGGAATACGCCATCTCCATTTGCTTGTGATCCTTTTGAATCTCCGCTAGTATTTCCTTCATAACAATACAAATTTTTTCCGTCATTTTTTGCAACAATTCCAACATGCTCTGTATCTGTTGGCTTCTTGTCAAAATTAAAGAAAGCAATATCTCCTGCTTGAGCCTGTCCAATTGGAACAATTCTCTTGTTCTTTGCAAACCATTGTGCTCCTGCATCGCATGATGCAAAGCCCTTCTTTGTTGAAGCGGCAACTAAATGCACAACTCCTGCGTCTGCAAAACATCCAGAAACAAACATTGCACACCACGGCTGGTTGTTCATTCCGTAATTCTTTCCAAAAATTGTATCGTTATTTTTACCCTCTGTATACTTTTCGTCAGCATACTTTTTAGCGGCAGCTATAACTTTTGCTGCACTTGGGTGGGTAGATTCTGTCATTTTATTTCTCCTATTTAACTATAGGCTTTATGCCATATAGAGAGTATATCATTTTTAAGACTTTTTGGCTTTTTTATCTACAGCCGCAAATGCCTCATTTACTTCTGTTAATGACAATCTGCCGTCATCAAGGAAAGATCTAGCAAGCTTTTCTACTACTGTAGCTACCCCTAGAGTTCCCGCTAATACCACTGCTTGAATAGTGCTTATTCCAACTACTGCTCCAGCACCTATTACACTAAGTCCAGTAGCAGCAAATACTGCAACTATTCTCATTAATAAATTCCATATATTTTTCATTCTTCCTCCTTGTGTCTAATTGGATATGTAACTGCCCAAACAATTAAAGTTCCAATAATTGCATAACCAACAATTGTTTTTGCTGATCCGTCAAGAACTACCCAAGCAATAAACATTCCTAACAGAGTCCATAGCTGGTCTATCATATCTTTTATTACTCTCTTAATCATGGTTTTCTTCTCCTTATTCTTGGATCTCCGCCTACTGGTCCGCTGCCGCCTGGTCCTTTAGGAGTTGTTCCTCCAGTTGTCGTTCTAGATGCAGATGATGCAGCATTTGCGGCTGCACTTCCCGCAACGCTAACTGCGTTAATTGCAGCATTACTTGCAATAATTGCAGACACTACCATTTCTTCTGCTTCTTTACGCTCTTCATCACTCATGTCAGCACCAATATTTAATACAGCTGTTAATGCTTGTCCTGGATCATCAAATATTGCTGAAACAAATTCTGCTGGAGATTCAAGCACCTGTAAAGCTGCCGCTATCTCTGCTACTATTATAACGGAATTTCCATTCTCATCCTGCCTTACTTCAACGGGAGTAGCGTCTGGCAAGTCATTGTAAGTAAGTCCAGCATCTATTATAGCTTCTGCCGTAATTGCTTCCCCATCTGCCGCCTCAATAATTGCCTCTACAACTAATGTTACTTCTTCGCTAGTAAATTCGCCATCAGCAGATAAAGCTTCAGAAAGAGCACTAACTTCATCAGATGTAATCTCTCCATCTGCTCTTAATGCATCTAAAATAATTTCTGAATCAGAATTAGATAGCTCTCCAGTAGAAACTAACTCATCAATAATGTTTTCAATTTCCTCTACAGTTAGTGGTGGTTCTTCTGCAGGTGGCTCTAGTACTGGTGGTTGTTCTGCGGGTGGCTCTACCATTGGTGGCTCTTCTGCAGGTGGCTCTAGTACTGGTGGCTGTTCTGCGGGTGGCTCTAGTACTGGTGGCTGTTCTGCGGGTGGCTCAGGTGGTGTTGGTGGTGCAGTATAAACCAAAGATGGTGCTGCTATCTCTGCTAACTTTGTGGCTAATGATGTAGCTGCTGTTGATAATGCAGTTAAAGTATTTTGTGAAACAGTTGCTATTGGTGCAATAACCGTATTTGTATTTGCTGTATTTGTTGCAACAACTGCTGTAATTGCTGAGTTTAACGCAGCAATTTGTGCATTTGCTGTATCAATTGCTGCCAATACCGTTGCATTGTCTGGATCAGGGGTGGGAGTAAATGCGGCGCCTTGACTAATTGTTGCGTTATATCCAGAACCAGCATTTGTATCTGGAGTATTAGTTATTGCTCCGCCAGCAACTTCTCTTACGTTGAATCTTGTTCCGCCTGGTATTGGTCCAGTAACACTTATGTCTGCTGACCAAGCACTGTTTGATGGGTTTACATCTGCATTAAATCTAATTTGAGTCATCTGTGTTTCTGCTGTTGTTAAAGGGAACACACGAACATCCCAAGCAATAGACAGGGTGTTGGTTGTTGTTGAATAAGTAATACCAGAGCCATTGCTCCACGTAGTCCAATCGTACCCTGCCACAGAAATTGAAGGAGCATTAGGTGTAGAAGAGTAGTTTTGTCCTTCATTGACACCAAAGGTTATTGTTGCATTAGAACCAACATAAACATTTGAATATGCAACTCCACCTAATTGTAAATTAAATGGTAAATTCATAAGAATTCCTGCGTCATCTGTATTTGCTAAAACATTTGATGTTGTGCCAACTGTAGCTACCAAATCATTCACTGCATCTTGAGCGGTATTGATTGCAACGTTTGCCTGAGTTAATTGTGTTTGAGCCTCTGTCCGTGCAGGAGTTACTGCTGCTACCGCAGTAGTTGCTGTTGCTATAGTTGCTGTGGCTGATTGTACGGATGTCTGTGCTGACTGAATTAAAGTAGTTGCTGTTTCTATAAGCAAGGGCACTGCTTCTACCGCAGTAGTTGCCGCACTGACTGCGGTATTTGCTGCTGCTACGGCTGTGTTAGATGTTGTTACTGCCTGGACCGCAGTTGAAATTATTGTAGTTGCAGACTCTGATGCCGATACTGCTTGTGCAACTTCAGCAGTGGCTGTTGCAATGGCTGTATTTACTGCCACTTGTGCTGGACTTACAACAACTTGTTCTTGCCCGTTATTATCTGTTGCCCACGCATAACTAGGACCTATAAAAAATAGCCAACCCGTTACAAAAAGGCCAGCTACAAATAGTTTTATCCTTCTACTCAATTGGATCTCCAATATAACAAAATTTTTGTTATATGAAGATTATATCATGTATCCTTGTTTAAATACTCTTAGTTACTTGGGGTTATCGGTTTTGTAAAAACCATTTCCCTTAAACTGTACACCTACTTGACTAAAGTGTCTTTGCATTCTTAATCCACAAGTACTACATAAGTAAGATGGCTCAATATCTTTTATTGATCTTTCTTTATAAACAATTCTTTCTGGGCTGCACTCGCACTTATACTCATATACTGGCATTACTTACCGCTCTTTTTTCTCTTCTCTGCAAGGATTGAAAAGTCTTTAACTTTTGTCTCCCCCATGTATCCCCATGCATAACCATCTTCTATCATCTGCTCATTAAGTGATTTAGAATCTCCATTAACATAAATCCAACCTAATATACGACCATACTTTTCTGAGCTATCTGGTTTTTCAGTTTTAACCACTATGTCCTTTGCATCTTTAAACTTAGACTTAAGATATTCTTTTGATTCAAGTCCTAAACTTTTTTCTAGTTTGTCTGTTGTTCTAGATTCTGGAGTGTCTATCCCAGCCAGCCTTAGTCTTTGGGAATAAGATATGCTAAACCCTAAATCAATATCAACATCAATTGTGTCTCCGTCTACAATCTTCATTACCTGTTTAACTCTATACTCAAACATAATGCTCCTTAAATTTATAATGAGCAGTTTACAGACTTACTCAGGTCAATCAGTTATTTAGTGTCGCTGTCTCCCCCGACATACCTGCGACTCCCCGATGAAAGGGCGCAGAATAATTATTATATCATTTATTAAAAAATTCTACCAGTCAGACATTTCTTCCATAAGCCTCAATAAGCTAGATATATTTTTTTGGCTGGTTACTATCATAAAGTCATCTATCCCATATTCTTTAGATATATCTCTAATTTCCTGCTTAACCTCTTCCATGCTTCCACGTATTAAATGCTCTCTTTTTTCTAAAATGTAAGGCTTTTCAAGTTTATTAGGGGTCCACTCCTGATAATGATATTCTATATCTTGATCAAGTTCTTCTTTTGTTTCCCTAATTAAAGGGTCAATAATTAATACTATCTTAGTATTTTTTAATTTATTAATTGATTCTTTTAATTTTGATTCTTCTAATCCACTATCATTAATAATAGCATAGTCTGTCCATTTATTAGCCAAGTCAATTGTCATTGGAGAATTTGCAATTGTATAAGAAATTGGCGCTTGGTCCCCCATCTTGTTAAAAAATTTATCTGCCCACTTATCCGCAAGCTCTATTCTTTTTTCAACAGTACTTATTAAAGAATCGTCAAAATTATACATATCTATTGCTTCTTTTTGTTCATCTTCACGCATTTTTCCAGCAACTAAATTAAATGTTACTCTATTTTTGCCGTTAAAATTTATTGTATTAAAAAATCTAATTGCATACTCTGGGCTTATAGTATAAGCCCTAAACGCCATCATGAATTTAAGATTTTTTGATACTCTCATCATGCCTTGCAAAAAGGGAACATAGTCTGGTGAGGATAAAGAGTAGGTCATAAGAACAGAATAGGCTCTTGATTTTTCTAAAGTCCATGCCATGTCCATTAATTTATCTTGCGTGTTACCAAAATCAAACCTATGCATCCAATGAAATTTCATTTTTTATTTTCTTTATATGAATTAAAAAATTGTTCTGCCCAGTATGTATGATATGGAATTCCAGAATGCCCACGGTCTCTGGCCGACAGATCTTTTGTATTGTATCCAGACTCTTCTGCCCATTTATAAAAATTTTTGACATTGCCAATATCTACATAGCTATTAAATAAACCACTTTCTCTGATAGTTGCGGAAGCATATTGATCCCAAGTTCCCCACAAAAAATTTATTTTCATTACCTTACAAGTCTGTTCCATTAACATTATATTATGAATTGAGTTTATAACAAAGTCAGATTTTCTTTCATCACTCATATATTCATGAATCATGAGTTTCCCGTTTGCTATTGCCGATTGTTTCATTGCCTCTTCAGGCAAGTTGTCATCTATAAAAAAGGACTCAGAGTCATTAATTATTGCATCTTTAAATTCTTTTAAAAGGAATTTATCTTTAAGGTTATATGAAGCCATTGTTTCTAAGCCAATTTTTTGTTCCCAAAATTTTTTTATATTGTTCCATTTAAAATGTCTATAAAAATCTGGATAGTTAACAAATAAATTATTTGGTACTCCGTATTTTTGCATGTAGCTAACTATTTGCCTATTTATTGCAGGGATACCAACAGCCCGAACTCCTACGTTAAAAAATCCAGAACATGGCTCTTCATTTATAATTTTTTTATATAATTGATTTGCCCAAATATTTTCTAATTTATTCCCAAGACCCTCTGTTTCAGAGCAGCCAGCAAAAAGAACATGTGTTCCAGAATGATTGTTTGTGAATTCGTCTGACCGCAATCCTTCGGAATTATAACTATAAGTAATTTCGTCATCTTCTGGGATGCCCAGCTTTTCTTCATGTATCATTAATTTAAAACTTGAGTTTGGGATTTGAAAGCGAATTAATCCTTGCTTAAATGGAGGTCCAGAAAAGTTTTCTTTTTTGTATATGTTAATATTTTTATTCATTATTTTCTTCCTCAATCTCAATCAGGCCATGCTGTTTTGCTATTTTTTTTGCTTCTTCTGTTAAAGTAATTGTTGCTTCAAGATTTTCATTATATTCCACAGATATTAAATCTTTTTCATAAAGACCAAGAAGCGTTTTGTCTATATAGTCTTTGTGAGATTGCCATAGTTCTGGGGCCAACTCCTCTGCTTCTTCTGTAATTTTAAAAATTATTTCGCCGTATTCATCAACGCCAGATATTTCAATAGCTCCTATTTCAATATAATACTCAAGGTCTCTGTCAAACTGTTCTTCTGAGTCTTCCAAAATATCTCCTTGTACAACAGGTAGGACTCGAACCTACGGTTACCGAATTATGAGTTCGGGGCTTTAACCAACTAAGCTACTGTTGCCCAGTTAGTATATTATACTTATAATGCTGCTGCCAGTCAATGATATCATTTTTATCATTAATAAGTGGCTGACCCTTTATATTTAGGCTAGTATTTAATAAAACTGGCACACCTGTTTCTTGATAAAATTTATTTAAAACACGCCACAATCCTCGATGCTGTTCTTTGTTTACTGTCTGTACTCTAGACGTGCCGTCTACGTGAACAACAGAGGGTATTAAATCTGGTTTTTTACATTTTACAGCATATTGCATGTATGGTGAATTAAAATTCATTTCAAACCATTCGCTAGCACATTCTTCCATAATTACTGGGGCAAACGGCCTAAAGTTTTCTCTTTGTTTAATTAAATTAACTTTATTTTTAATGTCTGGGTCTCTGGGGTCCGCTAGTATACTTCTATTGCCTAATGCTCTTGGTCCGTATTCGGCCCTTCCGTTTGCTACTGCTACTATTTTATTTTTTAATATTTCATCAACAATTTCATTAACAGGATATTCCCCTGATAAATTATATCCAAGATATGGACCATTCCAATTTAAATGTTTGCCATACAATAACGCTGCTGCTCCCAATGAACTTCCAGCATCTCCTGGGTTGGGCATAATCCAAACGCTATCAAATATTTTCCAAAGCAATGTGTTGGCAGAGCAGTTAAGGGCACACCCTCCCATAAAAACTAAATTTGTTTTTTCAGTTATTGATTTAGCCATATTCATAAATTCAATTAGTCTTTGTTCATAAATTAATTGAGCAGAGGCTGCAATATCAAATTTATCTTGGTCTGACACCCAGCCCCAGTCAGTAATTCCTTTATGAAAATTGTATTTTTGTTTTGTTATGCTTGGAAAATATTCATTAACTTTTTTTAAATACTTATTTGGATCTCCGTAACCAGCCATTCCCATCATAATGTATTCTTCTTGATTTGGCATTAACCCTATAAGCTGAGTAAATGCGGAATAAAAAAGTCCAAAGCTTACAGGGTAGTTTTGTTTGTAAACTTGTTTAATGTTAGATCCTTCTCCCACCCATACCGTAGAAGTATTAAATTCTCCAATTGCATCTAAAACTACAATAACCGCATCTGTATAATTACTTGTGTAGTATCCTGCTGCTGCGTGGGATTTGTGATGCCCAAAGGAAGCCCTAGGAATTTTTTTAAGGGGTGTTTGAAGAAAGTATGGCTTGTCACCACCAAACCCGCCATGAATGGCTATACGGGCCTTCTTTAGCCATCTGTTTTCATAATAGGCTATTTTATCTGGATACCCGTACTCTAATGCATCTTTAATTAAACTATCATTTGTAAACCAATCATTTTTTTGCTTACTATATCTTTCGGCATGCCCAGAAAATAATATGTCTCCATCTTTAATTAAAGATACAGAAGCATCATGGGAGGTTTCATTAATTCCTAAAATTATCAATATATGTACCTATCTTTTTGCTTAGGCTGTTTTATAAATATTTTTTTTATTTTATAAATAACCTTATAGTATAAATAAATAATAAATCTATAGTCCAAGTTTTTTCATTTCTCTTATAAAATTTTCATATATGTGTATATGTGTGTGGGCACCCCAATGCCCTTCCCAAACTTTAAGATCCCTAATATCCCAATCTGTTCCCCTATGAAAAAAATTTTCATATTTATCTTTAAGGTTTTGATGGCACACGCTTTCTTTTTCTGGAGAAATGCCGTCTGGCGGTATTGTCTGGTCCCAGTCTTCTGATAATTCAAAAAAATTTTTAAATTTATCATACATTTGTTGATTGTTATCTTCATATACGTCTAGCCATGTTGTCCATAGTAATTTTATATTATTTGAATGACAATATGTTTCTAACATTGAAATAAACATTAAGTTAATCCAAACTCTATGTTCATTTGGAAAAACTTCTTCTACTTTGGCTGGAAGCTTTATGTACCTGCTATTTTTAGAAAGATGTATTGCTCTATAAGGTCCTTTGTCGGATCCATATGTTTTTTCTAATATTTTGTTATGAGGTGCTGAGGTTAATATTTCAGAATCTATAAATACATGAGTTCTGGCAAACGATGGTAATGCACATAGGATATATTTTGGATTACCATATTTTTCAAAATAGTTAAAAATGTTATAAACTATTTGCATAACGGATCCTCCACGATAAGACACATTATTATATTTAAGGCCTAGATTTTTAGCTACCATCTCCCCCCATATTGCCCCATCTTTAACCCCTAAACCATAGGTTTGCGAACACCCAGCAAATAAAATATCTACATTTTTAATAAAATCTGGGCCCCTGTGTCCATCTGTATTTATTCTTTTTTCTATATTATCGCCTAAATCAAAATACATTCTGTCTTCGTTTAAACGCAATGTATTTTGCAGTAGCATTGGCTGTTCTGGCTCTATGTTATTAATACAAGACCACATTAGATTTACAGTTTCTTTATTTTGTAATTTACTAAAAACATCATTATTATTTTCGTGCCAGGAAGGTGCTCTTTTATTTTTCATCTTTTTTGTTTTCTATAAAATGCAATTCTACTATTTGTTGTACATACTCTGAAAAATGCTTTCTTATGTTTCCAGGTGGCCTAGATCCAATAGCATTCCATATTCTTTGATATTCAACAATGTTTGAAAATGTAGTTGGGCATACAACCATTCCATTGTATTCTTTTAATACTGTTGGGAGTGGAACATGCTTGCCACAGCATTTGCATTCTTTTGCTTTTTCTTGATATTCACTCATAATGTTGTCATCCTTTCTAAAGACTCTGACAAACTAGTTGGCATACGGGGAGCCCGTATCATGTTGGTAGCCGTAACATCTGGGTTATCTTTTGAGAAGTCGTTATCAAAACTCATAGATTCATATGTATGTATTTTGATTTCTTCATTTGTGTTGTGCTTTGTCCTAGATATTGCATTGTAAACAGAGCCACAAACTGCGTCGGCTAAATCTTTTGAACCTTTTCTAGGGTGATCAACTCTGTCTCTCATAATTTTTAATTGCAATAGTTCATCTATAAGTAATGGTATGTGTGGGCCTTTAAGTCTTTCTTCTAAAACTATCATTGCCATATCATCATAATGTTTTTTAGCAACAGACAAAATTTCCGTATTAACTCCGTACTGTTTTAATTGTTGCATCATGTCGTGAGAGTTCCATCTATCAAAAGTACAAAGCCTTATTTTAAATCCTTTTGTCTGTAAAGATAATATGTAGTCTCTTACTTCTGCAAAGTCCACAGATTTGTCTGGTGTGGGAGTCCAAAACCTGACAGCATCTACTTCTACTATTGGCGCTGGTTGTGAGTACGTGTCTGTAACTTTTACATTTACCCACTTTTGAACATGCGCTAAAGAAACTGCACAGTGGTCATGCTTTTGTGCAAGGTCTACGTGTATAAAATATTCTTTATCTGGATCTGGGGCAAACCAATTTTCAAATCTTCCAAATTGATCTATAGCGATTGCTGTATTATTAAATGCAGTTTCTATTTTTTCTCTTGATTTAAAAAATGCATCTACTGCGTCTGACGGCATACAGGCAAATCTTCCTAGTGCATCCATAGAGTTTTTATAAAATGCTACTTTAAAATCATCAATACTTCTAGTTGGATTAATTTCCCATGTTGGACGCTTTAATGCATATACTTTTGGAATAGAGTAGGAAATTATATGGTCCTCTTCCCATTCAACTACAAATTCATTCCCTTCGGTTCCATCTGGTAGGTCTAAGTCCATTTTAAAATTATGACTTCTTACTATAATTTCTTTTTCGGAAATAACAGATTCATAAAATTTTTGTATTGGGTCATTTTTAAATCTTGGAAAAGAAAGCAATATTACTTTACCAAAGTCTGGAAATCGTGAATCTACTGATGCCCTGTACATATCATATATCGCATCTGCAGTTTTTGCTTGGTCATGTCCAGTTGTATTTTCTGTAGCAAATCCTGAAATCTCATCAAGGATAACAACAATAACGTTATAACCTTCCCACGCCTCACGCTCAGAGTGACCAGAATGAACTGTGATGGATTTATCAAACTTCATTTCCGAAGCTTTATCTGTATACTTTCCAGTAAACCACGGAGACTTTTCAATTCGTGTTTTAAATCCTTTAAAGAAAACATTGTTTGCTTGTTGTGCGTTAATAGCAATATTTAAAATATCAATTGCATCTCCTGGTGGCTTTCCGTAATACGCCGCTGGATCTTTTAAGCATAATAATAAATGAACGATATAGGCTGTTGCAATTGTTGAGCAATAATCTTTACCAGAACCCTTACCAAGTTGAGCAATTACTTCGTTAGCCGTTTGCTTAAATATTCTAGAACCCTCTTCTTCTCCAAAAAGTTTCATTAGGGTTGCTTCTTTATATATTTGCGAACTTTTTTCAATTAAAGTATATTGATATTCGGAAAGTGGTGGAAGTCCAAGATACTCTGGGTTGGTTACAAATGCTCTTAGATCTACTGGTCTTTCTTCAAACTCTTCTCCATCGAGTATGTCAATAAGGTCATTAAAATTAAGATCCACTTACTTCCTCAACAATTTCAATTGGTTCAACAATCCCAGTAATTTGAGATAGTCTACGTGCAACATCCATTTTGCATTTTGGACAACTGGCTGTAACCTCTTTTAATATTTTAATTAAAATGTCTTGCTTGTGTTCTGTCTCTGCAATTTGAGATGCCATTTCAGCATTGTCTAATAGGCCTACTTCTTTTAACATTGTAATTCTTTTAGTCTCAATATCCGAAATTAACTTGAGTGCGTTAGCCTTAACATTTAATTGTCCCGCTTGATCTGCATCCTCTACTGTTTTCCATGCCTCTTTAATAAGCATAGAGTAATGCTGGTCAGCTCCAGAGATTGCTTCCTTTGCACGTTCTTTTGAACTTGTATCGTTATAGACAACAGTTTTCCATTCATCTATAAGCTCTACTACATCAGACCTTTTAAATCCAGTTAGGGTGGCTATTTGTGTAGGATTGTTACCTTTTAATAGTTCGGCAACAACCTTATTCATTCGATCAAAATGATCAGATAATTCAATTTCCATATATGGTTATTATAATTCTAGTTGACTGAAAAGTCAATTGGATTTTGCTATTTTATATAATAATAGGTATCCAATTAGGTCATCTATGTCATTATCTCCTGCAAAACCCTGGTTATTTTTTACTCTATTTAGCTTATCGTCAATTCTTACCTTTAATTGCTCTGTAGAATCAGCCGTTGAAAATATTCTAATGGGGTCTAAAGCTGAGTTGCCATATGATATATTCTTTTCAATTAACATCTGTGCAATTTCTAAGCAAGAATTTAATATCTTATGCCCTGCTGGCGCACTAATTGCATGAAGGTATAAGTCTTGGTATGAGAATTCTTTTACATCTGCAAACACTGGCTTTAATGTCATTCCATCTCCTTATATAATTGTTTAAGTCCTCTTAATGTTCCAATATCCATATACTGTCCACCTGGTCTTTCCGCCCTAATATTAAATCCTTGAGATATCCAATCTTTTAATTGTTTTCCTGGATGGTCTAGCTTAGGATCTATGAATCTTATCATACTATTCTGAAATAGCATAGTGCCCCACATGTCTAAATAATTACAGTTATCTACTTTATCTTCTGAATCAACAACTTTATTATTAGAAACCAGTACTTGCCCAACACGACCTTTTAAACCCTCTACACATTCCCAGATTCCCAAAACAAGATCTGCAGTGTTTTCTTTAAATAATCCTTTATATATATTACCTGGAGCATTTAAAATAAACGTATCTGGCATACCAATAAGCACTGTATCGTTATACTCGCCCACCATAAACTTTACTGCATCTGACATTGTTGAAGGCTCACGAACAATTAGTTTAATATTCATGTCCATATTTTGAATAATTGGAACCCACTCAGCTCTTGTAGATACCCTAACCTCATCACACACTTCAAGCATTTGCTCTACGTGCCATTGTAAAAGAGATCTTTCATCTGATATAGGTAAACAAAATTTAGGGATGCCACCAATTCTAGAAGCTTTTCCAGATGCTGGCAATACTCCTATAACACTCATTCTTTTTCCCATTCATGAGGATTAAATCCATTAGGATAAGATTCATTTACACGAGGATCTTTTTTCCAAGCAATCCATCCTGCTTCTCTGTCATCTCCCCAATACAGATGAACTACATCTTTATCTAATAGCCTTCTGGCTTCTTCTCCATAAAGAATTTTTACTTTATTTTCTTTTAGAAAATCCATTTCCATAAGTTCTGGGGCCCACTCATTTATGTGTTTTTGATAAGGCTCAACTCCTAATTTTTTATACAATGCATCTGTAAACATTTGAACATCAGTATAGTAATGAACCATATGATTATGCTCAATAATTCCTTCAGAACATCTTTCAACACAAAGATCTATAGCCGCTTTTAGTAGCGGATGCCCAGCTTTAGCGGCAATTGTTTGAGTTGCTAGCCATGGAGTATCTTTTTCGATATCTAAAATCATATCGTATTCAGGACTTAACCAAGTATCTACTGGAGTCTTGCAGTGGGTATCCATATCTGTATATATACCACCGTGAATATAAAGAATAGCAAATCTCCACAAGCCAGCTTTCATTACTCCTAAAGGCAGGTTCACATATGTCTCATATGTTTTTGAGTCGAAGTGCTCCTTAAAGAAGTTCTCTCTATCTTGCCCACTCATGTATCCATAAGCATATTCTGGATTTTGATGAGTCCATGTCCCTACGCTTTCTTTAGCGTAAATTGGCAATTCATCAAAACTTGTTTCGTAAGTCTGCCAGATCTTTTTTTCTATACTCATATTATCTCCTTTTAATTAACTGAAACTGTTCTAGATATCTTTGTATTGTCATTGGAGAAACTGCACATTCTATAGCAATTTCTGTAACTGTCTTTTTTTGTACAATGTATCTTCTATATAGCCAAGGATGGCTTTGATACAACTTCATCTTTTAGTTAAAACTTGATTTGAATAATGGGCAATTCCAAAACTATCTGCAACATCAAAATCGGTTAAAGATAAATTATACTTACTATTAAAATAATCTACCGTTCTTTGCTTACGCATATTCCTTAATTGATTTTTGTACCAAGAATCTGCATACCCTGGATTTTTTAATCTTATTGCAGATTTTTCATCCTTTGTTGGATTTTTGTTACCAATGTACGCCTGCCACGAGGATGGGCCAATAGTAATAACCTTAGCGCCAGTAGACATAAGCTCAGCAATAACAACTCCATAGACATAAGA